CACGGCAGTGCATTTTTTCTCGCAACAACTGATCTGGTCGATCGATGATCTCGCTGAGTTTGTATGTGCGATATACTGGTTGACCTGGCCAAATATGATACTCGGGCTTGCTGCCCCATTCTAACGTCATCATACCACGGTCGTCATCGCCTGCATCAGCATAGTTATGAGGAAATGCGTTGCCTATATAGGTAACATTGCCTTTGGTCTGACGCTTATGGAAGTGCCCGCTGAACACATATTCTTGATTAGTAAAATGTTCTGCTTGTAATTGTCCGTGATCCGGCATCTGTACCATTGCGTTCATGTAGAACAACGGTAACTCTAAATGGCCGAATATATAACGGCTTTTGAGTTTAGGAATTTCACGCCACTCATCGCCTACCAGCCAAGGCATGATTGTGACATTGCCTTCTGTGAGTGTTTCTTTAATAGGCACCACATTAGGAAACAGACGCATAAATTCCACAGAGTTGATTTCTCGTTTGTCTTTGTAGAATAGATCGTGATTGCCTAAGATGAAGTAAACTCGTTCAAAACTCTGACTGAGTTTTTCTAAATTACTCACGGTATAATTCATGGTGCTGACATCAGTGGTACTTCTGTTGTGATGCCAGTCACCGAGAAATATGGCAGTTTCGCAGCCTTGTTCTCGGGCTGTGTCACAGAACCAATTGACAAATTCTTCGCAGTCAGTGTTGTGTGTTCTACTGCCCGACTTGAGACCAAAATGTATGTCGGTGAAGCAGGCTACTTTCTTGAATAGATTCATAGTGTTATTATATTATGCCGGCGAACAAATGTCAATCCCAATCACTGGTATTGACATTGACCACAGGAGCAACACCACCATTACCACCACTGTTCTGTCGTGTCCACGATGGATTCATACCGTTCATTTCGAGAATGTCGTCTCTAATGTTTTGATTACGTTTTTCCAAGTTGATAATTCTAACGAATGAATTAGTAACAGCAGCAGTATAGTAGGCAAAAGGATTATCAGATTTACTTTCATCGAATTGTAGTCCTATTTGGGTTAGTTGAAGAATAGCTTGGCCTTTCATTTCATCATTGTAAGTGTAGCCTCTGACGTTGCCGCGAGTGGCATATCGTTCACAGAGCTTGATGAACATGCGAGCTAAATTGTTGGTCATTTGACCGTGATCCTTGGAGAATTTTCCTTGGTCGAGATCGCCCTGCCAGTGACTCTTGCCCACGCACACAAGATTATCGTTAGCGTCATATTTCCAATGTTGGAACGGTGGGAAGTTGACCTTGTCATGACTGTCAGCAGTGTTCTTGAGAGTCTTCTTGCGACCAGGTGCCAGCGGTACATGAGTGAAGGTCATCACTCGAAATACCAAGTCCTGTTTTTGCACCTTGCGATAATCCACTTCAAATTCTTTTGCCGGCATTTTTTTGCCAGCTGCGGCCACAGCTGATTCGTGTGCAGTTTTGGCCATTTTTGCTGCTCGGTTTCTTTTGGCTTCTGCTATGGTACGTATGTTCAGCTTTTCCAAGTTCGTAACAATAAGGTCGTAGTCACCGTATGCGGGATCTGTGAAACTACAGTAGGTGTTTTTGCTGAGATGTATCTCTCTTAATAGATCTTTGTTGGTTAGATACTTGATTTTAGGTACGATTGTCAATTAATATTCTCCATGGTTAGTTATATAATAGCACATTTTTTCTATAATAAATAGTGTATATGACAAGGAAATCTGCTCAAAATGGCTCGTAAGACTTACCCTAACACGCCTCAAGAAGTCGCTAACATTACCAACAAAACCAGCAACAATCCTGCCGGCGTCACATCACTTGCGCCATTTGGCGTCTTTGGTTCTAATAAACCTTCATCTGGTCCTAACAGTAATCCTGTAGCGCCTTTTTCCACAAATGAAGCACAAGCTACGTTACAGAACCAAGTTTCGCCACAGGCCAAAGACAATCTTGACAAAAAAAATGCAGCACGTTCGGGAGATATAGGATCGGGGTTAAATGGCATGAGCGGAGGCTCCAGGTTTGACGGTAATTCGGCCATGGGCATAAACAATGTTGTGCAGACTAGAACCGGCGGTGCTATAGATACTCTGAGATCAGTAGCGGGATCAACCAGTAACATAGCAGCAGATATCTCCGGAGCAATCAATAAACTTACTGGTGGTAATCTTGCAGGCGGACTAATGAAAGCTGCCGGTGGTATTAGTGCAGCCGCCGGTATGCTCAATAATGTACTTAGCCTTAAGCGAGGAGTGAATATTCCCAGAGGAGCAGAAGTATTTGCCAGCCAGGGTCAAGCCATAGAACTACAACCAGGAAGCAAAGACGATTGGCGAGTGAGGATCACTTGCAATTGGAACTTATTCAATAGTCTTATGTTTGATAGACTCAAAGACACAGGCGGGGTAGTTTGGCCGTATTTGCCAACCATCACAGTATCCACCAAAGCTGACTATGGTTCTGTTAATCCTATACACAGCAATTACACACAATATAACTACAAAAATAGTGTGGTAGAAGACATACAGATCAGTGGTGAATTCAGCTGCGAAACAGAAACAGACGCTGCCTATTGGATTGCCGCTACTACGTTTTTTAAAACAGCTACCAAGATGTTTTTTGGTCGAGGAGACAATGCAGGTAATCCTCCTATAATATGCAATCTCACTGGATACGGTGCTAGTGTGTTTGATAGAACACCTATTATTATAAAAAGTTTTTCAGTGGATCTCAAAGACGATGTCAATTACATTCTCTGCGATACATATGACACTAGAACTTGGGTACCAGTGTTAAGCACTATATCAGTCACCGTTGCTCCTGTGTATAGTAGAGAAATGCTGAGGAAGTTTGATATACAAGATTATGCTCGAGGCAGGATGGCCGAAGCTGGCGGCGACGGCAATGTAGGATACATCTAATGGCTACTTATTCTAAAAATAGTCCGTATGCAAATACTCGACAAAACAATTTTTATCTTGATCTACTAGAGATAAGACCAGTACCTGCAGAGTCCGATGATTTTAGATACGTGATAGAAAATCAATATCGTCACAGACCTGACCTGTTGGCATATGATACCTACGGCAGCGCTAAACTATGGTGGGTGTTTATACAGAGAAATATGAGTGTGCTGAAAGATCCTATCTATGACTTTGAACCAGGCACTGTGATATATCTGCCTAAAAAGACTAACCTACAAAAGTTTCTGGGAATTTAAATGGCATCAAGATTTGTTCCTGAAGGTCAAGAATTAACTTATAAACCAGACGGTACAGCAGTGCTGACGGGCTCTTCGACTATTTCAGTGTCACAAGGTACAGCAGAAAATGTATCTAATCAAACTCCTGCTAGAGCATCAAATCCGTTAAGAGGGGGGTTTTCAACTCAGACAAGCAACGTCAACCCTACTGCCGGCCCTATGAGGCCAGATCCAGACAAATTGGTCAAAAATCCCATGGAGACATTTGCCAGCAATACAGTGCTTTGGACCCTGGCCTGTCTTACACCTGCACAATTCAATAATCCCCGTTCATATAGAAATGATTCCAGTGAGTTAACTAACATTGTGTTTTCAAGTGCTGGTAGATTTGATTCTCAAAGACAAAAAGTTTTTGTAAGCTCAACTATCGGTGCTCAAGCTCCTGAATATTATATCAATAATTTTATGATGAAAAATATTATCGGTGCCAATGAAGCCACAGGTAATTCCAATGCAGTAAAATTTGAATTTGAAATCATTGAGCCGTATTCTATGGGATTGTTATTACAGAGCATGCAGGCCGCCGCAATAAATGCAACTTACCTAAGTTATCTAAATAATGCTCCTTATGTATTACGCATGGACATACAAGGGTTCGATCAACTAGGTAGAGTAATATCAAATATCAAACCAAAGTTTTTTGTCCTAAAATTAACCTCAGTCAAATTTTCAGTCAATGAAAGCGGTAGCACATATAAAGTTGAAGGCATACCTTATAATCATCAAGGATTTTCAAGTTCAATCAATATCTCTTACAGTGATGTTAAACTCTTTGCCGGCGGCCAAGGACATGTGTTTGATATATTATCAGGCGGTGAGGGCAGTTTAACAGCTTTTTTAAACAAGATAGAAGACCAACTTCTAGCAGAGAAGGAAATATCAGAAAAAGATGAATATGTTATCCAGTTTCCCATACTTTCCAGTGACTGGCAAAGTTCAGCAGGAAATCAATCAGAAATTAAAAAGGCAACGGTAGATCCGAATGCTCCCGATGCTAAAAAAGCTGCGGTTAACACCTCGCTGATCAAGATTGATCCTCAACTATTAGATCAAAACAGCATAGCATCAGCTAGCCTGGGATTTGATCAAAGTTCAGGAGGCAGGCCGTTGTTTAAGCGTGCCAGTGATCAATACGATGAAAAAACAGGGGTGATGATTAGGGACGGTATGACTATTGATCCTAAACAACGTGCTTTTCATTTTGCTCAAGCTCAATCTCTAACATCAATTATAAATCAGATAATTCTAAGTTCGCAATATGCTGAAGAAGCTCTTGATCCACAGAAACTCACACCACAAGGATTTATCAAATGGTTTAAATTGGATGTACAGATAGAATTATTAAACCTGGATAAGCTCACAGGCGATTATGCAAAAAGAATAACTTTTAGAGTAGTTCCTTACCTCGTGCATCAAAGCATATTTGCCAATGCTACTTCTGCACCTATAGGTTATACACAATTACTGAAAGATGTGGTGAAAGAATATCAGTATATCTATACCGGACAAAATGTTGATGTTCTAAGTTTTAACGTAGAAATTAATAATTTATTTTACTCAGGATCTACACCCAAGCCTGAATCAGCTGCTGCTAAAACTGCCTCACAGGATCAATTTGGTGCAGAAAAATTACCTTCATCTACTAAAACAGGCAAAGGCGCCAGCGGCGAAAAGGTACAGGCAGCGCAAATGGGAAGGTCTAGACCTCATCGCGATCCAAGACTGCTGGCAGGATATAAAGGCGGATCTGATCAAAAAAGTGTTGAACAAAATGTTGCAGAAACTTTTCAACAGTCATTTGTCAGCGGCAACAGTGCTGATTTAATTACCGTAGACTTGGAAATTCTAGGAGATCCTTATTGGTTAGTGGATTCAGGAATGGCTAATCATTTTACCTCATCATTCGCACCTACTGATCAAATCACCGATGATGGCACAATGAATTATGAAAGCGGAAATGTTTATATCTATCTTACGTTTAGGACTCCGGTTGATGTTAATACAACAACCGGATTATATGATTTTTCACAAGTCGGAGAGGAAAGTCCGTTTGGGGGCATATATCGTATTGTCATGTGTGACAATACTTTTTCTGATGGGAATTGGAAACAAAAATTAAAATGTATAAGAATGCCAGGACCGCAAGGACCAGAGACTGTAAAAACCACCAATCCAGAAACTGGCGAAGTAGATAATAAGGTGGTAACTTCCAAGTCTAATACGTTAGCCACTGAAATAGGTCCAAAAGAACCTCCTAAAACATCAATAGTCAATAGTGGAAGCTCCTATACTGGTAGTATCGGCAATGCCACCAACGGCTCTGCTTCTAGTTCAGCAAACACCACAGACAGTCTTAGAAACTCTTCGAGAAGATCAGCCAAAGCAGCAGCAGATAAAAAAGCAACAACAACAACTTCTAATCAAGCACCGCCAGTGACAGGATTTAAATATTACAGAGACTTAGGACAAAAATAATGGCAGAATTATCAAGACCATCAGTTGATGATGAAGGTAGAAGTGGCGGGTTAACCACAGGCATATATGTTGCTAGGGTGATCAGCCATCTCGATCCTTCATTTATGGGATCTATAGAAGTAAATCTTTTAAAAGATCAGGCTAACACCGCAGGAGACGACAGTCAAACTTTCATTGTGAAATATGCATCACCATTTTTTGGCTACACTCCATTTGAGTTCATGGGCAAAAATGACGGCACTAAATCTACCATCGACGGATTCAGCGATACACAAAAATCATACGGTATGTGGTTTGTGCCTCCGGATATTGGGGTCAATGTGTTGGTGTTGTTTGTCAACGGTGATCCTGCTTCGGGATATTGGTTTGCCTGTGTGCCCGGTGTAAATATCAACCATATGGTGCCAGCTATAGCTGCATCCACAGTAAACAGTCTAGATGATGAAGATAAAAAACGATACGGTAATACAAAACTGCCACTTCCTGTTGCTGAAGTTAACAAACGTATCAACGGTGAAAAACAGGAAATTGATCCAGAAAAATATCCCAGAGTGGTTCACCCTATAGCAGACAGATTTCTCGAACAAGGACTGTTAGAAGATGATGTGCGAGGATTTAACACCAGCTCACCAAGGCGTGAAGCTCCTAGCATGGTGTTTGGTATTAGTACACCCGGCCCGCTAGATCGAAGATCTACCGCTAAAAAACAAAAGATAGGAAAAACAGACAGTCAAGCCACTGTGCCAGTGAGTAGACTAGGCGGTACACAATTGGTCATGGACGACGGTAATGATAGATTGCATAGAGAAAAATCTGCCGCAGAAGGTCCGATGAAATACATCGATTTGTTAGATCCTGCAAATCAGAAAAAAGGCAATGAGGGATCGCCTACTATTCCTGCTAGTGAATATTTTAGAGTGAGAACTAGAACAGGTCATCAAATCTTGATGCACAATTCAGAAGATTTAATCTACATTGCCAATGCTCGAGGCACCGCATGGATAGAACTTACCAGCAACGGTAAGATAGATATATTTTCCGAAGACAGCATCAGTGTACATACAAAAAATGATTTTAACTTTTATGCTGATAGAGACTTTAATCTTGAATGTGGTAGAAATGTAAACATCAAAGCCAAGGGTAGATTGAATGGAGATTTTTTACAAAATATTCATTTGAGATCAGCTTTAGATATGAAAGTTTTTGTTAGCGAAAGTTTAGATATTAAAATTGGCACCAAGACCAAATTCACCACAGGCGATTCATTTGATTTGGCAGTAGGGACAAACACAAAAATCACTTCACTTGGAACTACTGATATTTTTTCAGAATCGAGCCTTAAAATTACATCATCATCAACGTTAGATGTAGCAGTGACTGGAAAAATAATTGTTTCAGGCAGCAGAATAGATTTAAACGGTCCACAGGCAGCTAAAGCCGCTACTGCTGAATCTGCAGTCACTGCACCTCCTTTGTCGACTCATGAGGTTTCAGCCACTGCTATTGGAGACTGGACGACAAAACGCTACCAAGCTGGAACATTATCAACAATAATGAAACGAGTGCCAATGCACGAACCTTGGAAACTGCATGAACATTTATCACCTCAACAGTTAACACCCATTGATACAGATAGAGAAATCGGGGGTGTTCTTTCAGAAGAATACAAACAGGCAACAGAAAACAGCAAGGTGTCTGCATCGGCTGCACACGTGGCTGAGATCAATGATTATGATGCTGCTAAGCCAGATCCGGTAACTGGAAAACCCGTGGTTCCCACATCGATAGCAATTCCAACCGGAGGTATTAATTTAACTGCAGAATATTTTGCACCTAGTAGGTATGGAAAAAGAACTGCTGAAAATCTCATGACCTTGGATCCCACAGTAAGAGTGGTATTTGCTAGAGCAATCAAAGCATTTATTACTGAATATTTTTCAAAAGGATGGGATATGAGTGTGTCCGAATGTCTTAGACCATTAGCAAGAAGTCAGCAACTATATGACGCTTATAAAGCAGGGACAGGCCCACAAGCTGCCTCGCCTGGTAACAGCTGGCACAATTATGGAGCAGCTGCTGATATATTGATTTACAAAGATGGAAAATGGGATTCACTGAACAAATTAGGTGCTTATACAGGATTTGCCCAACAATTTTTAGCAACAATGGGTATACACAATAATGCAGGTGCCAACGATAGTGGTCATTTCGTTCCAAAACAGATGTCGGTAGGTGTGCCTAAGGCAGTGAAGACAGGACAGTTGACTATTGCACAGATAATGAGCACTAAGGCATAAGGAAAAAACATGGCTACTAGACTATACAATCAAAAAATCGCAGCACAGAGTGTGGCCAATGTTACTGAGAATCAGGCCAAATATACTTATAAAGGATTCAGCTCTAGCGAATCTAATAAGAACTTTAAACTATATGACATCAATCTTGTCAAGCAGGATTTGATCAATCACTTCTACATTCGCAAAGGTGAGAAATTAGAAAATCCAGAATTCGGCACAGTGATCTGGGACATGCTGTTTGAACCATTTACACCGGATGTCAAAGAGATCATAGCCAAGGATGTGGAAGCCATTGTCAACTATGATCCTAGGATATCTGTACAAGAAGTGCAGATAGACAGCACGGATCAAGGCATGCGCATCCAAGTGGAATTAATTTACAGACCTTTCAACATCACTGAAAAAATGTCACTTAATTTTGATAAAACCAACAGGGTTATAAACTGACCATTTAATTTTTTAAGGTAAATATTGGTATGACTACAACCAGCAGGCAAAATAATTTAATCTTAAATCAAGATTGGACTAGAATCTATCAGACATTTAGAAATGCTGATTTCAAAAGCTACGACTTTGAAAATCTACGTAGAGTTATTATCACTTACCTTAGAGAAAATTATCCTGAAGATTTCAACGACTATATCGAATCCAGTGAGTATCTCGCGCTAATAGACGCCATTGCTTTTCTAGGGCAGAGTCTGGCATTCCGTATAGATCTTGCCAGCAGAGAGAATTTCATTGAGTTAGCAGAAACCAAGGAAAGTGTGCTGCGTATAGCTCGTATGTTGAGTTACAATGCCAAGCGAAATGTGACTTCCAAGGGATTGTTGAAATTCACTACTGTAAGTACCACTGATAATATCATAGACAGCAATGGCAAGAATCTTGCGTCACAGTTAATAACCTGGAACGATCCCACCAACACCAACTGGTTAGAACAGTTTCTCACTGTATTAAATTCTGCTATGGCAGATAACACAGAATTTGGTCGCAGTCAGGGTTCGGCTATAATTCAAGGAATAGCTACAGAACAGTATAGATTTCGCACTATTAGCTCAGATGTGCCACTGTTTTCATTTAGTAAAAATGTCAGTGGCTTAAGCATGGGATTTGAAATAGTATCTACAGCATTTAAGAACAGTGAAAACATCTACGAAGAGCCACCAGTGCCTGGTAACCAATTGGGTTTCATATATAAAAATGACGGTTCAGGGCCTGGCAGTGCAAACACCGGATTTTTTATACAGTTCAAACAGGGAACTATTGAATTAGCAGAATTTACTGTAGAAGTTCCTACCACCAATGAAAAAATTGCTGTAGATGCAGGCAACATCAACAATGATGATGTGTGGTTATTTTCATTGAGTTCACAGGGCACACAACTAGAAGAGTGGACTAAGGTATCATCTTTGGTAGGCAACAATATAGCCTATAACAGTGTTGCTCAAGACATTCGCAACATTTATGCCATAAACACCAAAGAAAATGACAATATTGATTTGGTGTTTGCAGACGGAGTTTACGGAAATCTGCCGC